GCTGCGCCGTCTGTTCACGACGATTGCTGCGTTGGCGTTCATGTATTCGGCTTCCTATTGGTGGCTGCTCTCCAATCCCGACAAGCCGCAGGAATGGTCAAACTTCCTCAGGCCGATCGGGGTTGTTACTTGGGTTGTCGCTTGGGGTATCGAGCCAATTATTCTCGTTCACTATCTGAAGCGCATGGGCCGCGAAATGTGGCGTAAAGCGGAGAAGGTTGTGGGGGAGATTGAGGATGGATATTGAGCAGTTGGTAGCAACGGTGCTCACGATTGTCGGATCGGGTGGTGTTGCTGCGGTTATTGTTAAATGGTTGGATCGCACCAAAACTTCCGCTTCGGCGGGGAAGATTGATGCGGAGGCTGCGGATGTCATCCAGAAGGCGAGTAGTGAAGTTGTGGCGATGATGGGGGAGCAGCTTCGACAGGCGTTGACACGCATCACTGCACTAGAGACTTCTATTGCGACCAAGGATTTGAAGATCAAGGAAATGGATATCGAGATCGCTCACCTGCGGTCCCAGATTCGGAAGATGGAGAACGGGAAATGATTGACGTTATTGGGGCACACTTTGAGCGGGCTGCGAAAGCTTGGGTGGCAGCAGTCCTCCCCATTCTGGTCGGACTGATCGCTGGCATCACTGGTGCTAGCGACATCGACCTCCGAGCGTGGGCGGGCATTCTTGGCTTGGCTACCGTACAGTGGGTTGGTGTCTACTTTAAGGCCAACTACGACAAGAGTGAAGAGGTCTAATAGTGGCTCCACCGACACAGAAGGCTAAACTCACTCAACTGCAGGGGCAGTTGGATGAGTCTATGAAGTGGCGCGAAACGGAACGGAAAGAGCAGCTTTGGAAAGAGCTTGTCGATCTGTACAAGGGTAAACATTACTCGTCTGCGGCCACATCCGACCGAGCGGTGGTAAACGTCGCGTTCTCCACCAAGAACGTTATTGCTCCGTCTGTTGCTATCAGTAACCCGAAGTTCACTGTGGAGGCCCGCAAGCCTGAGGCTGCAGCACAGGCTGTTGTGACTCAGGAAGTCCTCAACTACATTTGGCGTACTTACGATTATCAGCGCGAGTTCCGTCTGGCTGTCGATGACATGCTGACGGTTGGTCACGGCTGGATCAAGTGCGGCTACAAGGCGACTAAGCCGCCTGAGGTCAAGCTTGCGTTGGACGATGATCCTGAGCATGCAGAGTCGTACGGTGTCGATGACCGTGACGAAACGGTTGAGGGTAACGTCGAGTCGGAACTGTATGTCGATTGGGACGATGACCGTCCTTTTGCTGAACGCATCTCGTTCTTCGACATTTTTGTGGACCCGCACGCCCGTCATCCGAAGGAGATGAAGTTTATTGCGCAACGGGTTCGCCGTCTCGTCGTTGACGTGAAGGTCGATTCCCGTTACGAGAAGGCTGCCCGTGAGAAAGCTTCGGGTCAGCATCGTTCCGCTTACGAGATCGGCCGTCAGGACGGTCGTGACGAGAGCGACAATGAGTTCGGTGGCGGCGGCTATTGTGACGTGATCGAGTTTTATGATTTGCGTCGCCAGGAAGTTTCGACGTTCCTCGCTAATGGCGACGGTGCTGACGGGTTCCTCATTAAGCCCGAAAAGATTCCGTACGCTTTCGGTAGCCCGTTTGTCATGTTGCGTGACTATGAGGTCATTGACCATTTCTATCCGATTGGCGAGTTGGAGCCAATCAAAACGTTGCAGCAAGAGTTGAACACGACTCGTACGCAAATGTTGAATCACCGTTCCAAGTTTGCCCGCAAGTATATGTACCATTCGGATTCGTGGGATCAGACTGGCATCAACGGACTCAAGTCCGATGTTGACAACGAGATGGTCCCGTATCCTGGCGACATCCAAGACATGAACAACAGTGTTATTGCGATGCCCGTCCAGGGCACGCCTGCCGAGTTCTACAATCAGTCTGACCTGATTATCTCGGACATTGATCGTGTGTCGGGTACGTCGGAGTATCAGCGTGGCGGCGGGCAAAACATTCGCCGTACCGCTACTGAGGCGTCGATGATTCAGGATGCGTCTAACGCTCGTTCGTCTGACAAGCTGGCTTCTGTCGAGCATGCTCTCGGCCAGATCGGTGCCCGTCTGATGCAGTTGATGCAACAGTACATGACGGGTGAGCATGTCATCCGTATTGTGGGCATGTCGCATCCGACTTGGGTGAAGTTCGATGCGGACTATATTCAAGGTCAGTTCGACTTCTCTGTGGTCGCAGGTAGTACCCAGCCTTATAACGAGTCGTTTAAGATTCAGCAGGCTCTCGACCTCCGTGATGCGGTGGGCGAGTATGTTGGTACTTTCATTGATCCGATGGCGTTCTTGCAGCACCTGTTGCGGGCGTTTGGGGTTAAAGACCCTGGGTCGATGTTGATGGGCGGGCAGCAGGGCGGTCAGCCTGGCGGGCCTGAGCAGCCGATGCCGCCTGAGCAGGGCATGCCGCCTGAAGGAATGATGCCTGAAGGGATGATGCCCCCTGGCCCTGGTGGGCCTGAGGGCATGATGCCGCCTGGTATGCCGCCTGGTATGCCGCCAGCAGGAATGATGCCTGGCATGCCGCCTGGCGAGATTCCGCCCGAGATTCAAGCGCAGTTAGCGCAAATGTCTGCAGGTCAGATTTCCTGATCTGCCGTTAAATAGGGACACCCTGTTCTTATTATAGAGAGCAACCGTAGGAGGACTCTTGGATACCGAATATGACGCCCCAGTTGAGACTGAGGCTATCGACGTTGTTGAGGATTTCGACGCTGGCTTAGCGGCTGATGTTGAAACACCCGTAGAGAATGTTGAACCCGTAGAACCACCAAGCGTTTTGGACTATGACGAGTTCGCTGGGCATGTGGTGCAAGTTGGAGATGAGCAGGTTCCTTTGTCGGAGCTTCGCGATTCTGGTCTGAGGATGGCGGATTATACCCGCAAGACTCAGGAGCTTGCCGAGCAGCGCAAAGAACTTGAACAGGCACAGACGCTCGCACAGATGCTGTCGGTCAACCCTAAGGGAACCATCGAGTATCTTGCCGAGCAGAACGGTCTTACGCTCGCACAGGCACAGGCTGCCGCAGCGGACGATTATGGTTCGGATGACTGGCTGTCGGAGCCTTCGGCTCCGTCTGATCCGCTGGCTGATCGGCTGGCACAGATCGAAAACCGTTTCGCGCAAGAGGACGCTAACAACGAGATTCGAACAGTGTTTGATGGTTTGTCGAGTAAGTATGGTGAAGATTTCAATGCGCGTGAGGTGGCTAAGGCCGCTCACGAAGCAGGGATTTACGATCCGCAAAAGTTGGAAATGGTGTACACGTCCCTAGCTTACCAAAAGCTGCGTGCTGCACAGGGTGCTGCTTCACAGACCGTTGCACAGCAACAGGCTGCGAAGGAGGCTCAGAGGAAAGCTGCGGCGGCGAAAGCTTCTGCGACTACAGGTGCTGGTGGTTCTGCTACTGGTGTCGTTCCGAATCCGACTGTTCCTCAGAGAAACATGTCTGTCCGTGAGGCAGCCGAGTTGGCTTGGGAAAAGCTGAACGGCTAATCATGGACTCAACCCTTTTGAAAGAAGGAGCCTCCTATGGCAGTTAACACATCCCGTACAGCAGATTGGGACGGCCTGATGTCGTCCACTCTGGAAAACGTTCGCGGTTCGTTCGCGGACAACATTTGGAATGGCCGTCCGCTTCATGCGTGGCTGTTCAAGAAGGGCCGTCGCCGTATGGTCGATGGTGGTACTGAGATTGTCGAGCCTCTCGTCTATGCCGCTGGTAACAGTGGTTGGTACGGCGAGGATGACATCATCGACGTGCAGAAGACCGCAGGACACAGTGCTGCGTCGTTCCCGTGGGCCGCTCTTTATGGAACCGTGTATATCACGGGCCGTGAGAAGCTGATGAACTCGGGCAAGGAGCAGGCTATCAACCTGCTTGATGCCCGTGTGACGCAGGCGTCGGAGACGATGAAGAGCGATCTGTCTACTGCTGCTTTTGCTGACACGCCAGCTTCGGCTGACACGATGTTCGGCCTCGGCTACCTCATCAACAATGCTGCTGGTGACGGCTCTGCCGATCCAGGCGGAATTGATGCCGCAACCAACTCGTTCTGGAACTCCGTTGTCAAAGACGGTACTGCCAGCACGGGCGACTTTGGTGCTGCTGGTCTGAACACTGGCGAACTGGTCCGTAAGGCGATCCGTACGGCTCGCAACGAAGCTTCTGACTCGGGCAATGACCGTTGCGATGCAGCGTTCACTGACCTGGCGACTTATGAGGCTGTTGAAGACAGCTTCACGCAGCAGGTTCGTTACGAAGACGTTGACTCGGCTAACGCTGGCTTTGAAAACGTTGAAGTTTCGAAGATGCCGCTGTTCTGGGACTTCGATTGCACCGCAGACACTGTCTTCGGTATCAACTCGAAGTACCTGCAGGTTGTCGGTCACTCGGATCGTTGGATGGAGCATAGCGGTTTCACTAAGAACCCGCTTGATGGCACCTACGACTCGGGTCAGCCGAGCGGTGCTGGCACTGGTTCTGTCGGTGGCGTCCGTGACGCACAGTACGACATCATCACCAGCTTGCTGCAGATGACGACGCGCAACCGTCGCCGTCACTTCCGCATCAACAACGTCAGCATTGCCTGACCTGATGTCCTGATTGGGGGCGGGGTGGCTTGCGGCTTGATTGCCTTGCCGTCGCCCCGCCCTCTTGGGACGTTTCTGCTATTATATGTATGAGTAACCAATTTCAGCCCGTCGCCCGCCAAGGTCAAAGGAAGGCTTCTAATGAGCAGTTTCGTGCAAACTACGACCTCATTTCACGCCCGAAACCTAAGGTCGTGCGTGCTGACAATGCCTGCAAGGGCAAAGACGACACCTGTAAGGCTTATGCTGTTTCGGGTGAAGAACTGTGTGCTGGACATTTGCGTTCCAAGCTTAAAGCGGAGGGGGTGACGGATGAAGAGGGATGATCTGATTGATGCGATCTGGTTTCAGACCGACCTTGACGACGTTGACGTTCCTGTCTTCAACGCCAAAATGTTCCTTACGGAAGCGTTTGAGCGCACTGCTGCGGTCGAGCGCCATTGGCCTCTCTATGAGACGGTTTGGTCGTATGACGTTCCCGCTGATACTGTCTCGTTCCCGTTGGACTCTAACACGTCTGAGATTTCAGCGATCATTTCTGATGTTACGAATCAGCGCCTTGCTAGTGCTGACCACTCTTACGCTGAGGAGGCGTTCGGTGCTCGTAATGGAAGATCATCCTGCTTTTCCGTTTGGGGACAGGAACTTTACTTGTGGCCTCGTCCTCGTACTGACACGGGATTGAACGTTCGGGGTTGGCGTAAGCCTAACCCGACGTGGATTGAAGACCCTGCTGTCGAGGTCGATTTAGACTCTCGTCTTCATCTCCCTCTGCTTCATTATGCTGTTGGGCTTGTCTATGCGCAGCAGGAAGATTCGGAGTTGGAGAATCAGTATATGCGTCGTTGGGCGCAGTCCATTCAGGATTTCAAGAAAGACATTTTGCGGCCCGCGACGTATCGTCCTGTCGTGTTGAATGGCGGCGAGGACCAACATCTTTATGGCCCCTCGGCTAGCGCGCGTCTGAGTTTCGATAGTCTCTGATGGCGCAGGTAGCTCTTGATACGACGGCAGACTTCACTGGCGGGATAAATCTTCGTGCGGATCAGTTCAAGATTAGCGACAATCAGTCGCCTTGGCTGCTCAACATGGAAGTTGATCCTGCTTTTGGTGTTCGGTCACGCAAGGGCTGGATAGATTGGGCTACTGTCGGGGGTACGGGCCAGGGTGGCAATGGTCAGGGCGGTCAGGGCGGTCAGGGCTGGGATCCACGCAGCCTTTATTCCCACGTCCTCGGAGACGGCGCTGAGTGGCTGTTCCTGGCCTCCGATGGGGATTTGTGGGCCAATGGTGCGGGCAACTTCGTTCAGGCCGCTGGGGTGGCCGCTACAGCCGACCCTCATGGGGCCGACTTCGCTCCTTGGGGTTCTGACCTGTACGTTGCGTGTGGGCGAGGCAATCCAGGCCAAAAATGGTCTGGGGGCGTCTGGACTGCGCTGACCGATGCTGCGTCAAACTGGTCGAACGATTACACGGCACCTGTCGGCGGGCAAATGCCAGAAGCCGACTTCGCTGCAATCCACGACGGCTACATGTGGGTCGCCAACACACTTGAGGGCGGCAGCCAGAACCCTCACCGCATTCGTTTCTCGCACCCGAACGATCCTGACTCTTGGGCGCTCCTCGATTACATCGACTTCCCCGAAGGCGGCGGGCCGATCACTGGCATCACGCCGTACAGGGACCATCTGTTGGTGTTCTTCCCGTCTGCTGTGTGGGCGCTGTATGGGTCCAATAGGGACACGTTTGCTAAGGCCAACGTCACCAAGACGGTGGGTGCGGCTAACAGGCAGTGCTTGACTCGTTCTGAGAACGCAGTCTATTTCACGTCGTGGCCTGACGGCGTCTATAAGATCACGGCTGATTCTGTCGATGAGGTTTCTGAGTCGTTGCGGCCAGCGTTTAAGTCTGGCAACTTCAACACTGACCCTGACAATCAGTGGCTGTGTTGGGCTAATCAGAAACTGTTTTGGTCTGTGCCTTACGATGAGAATGGTGCGCCGTCTGCGCCCACATCGACGTTCGTTTATGATCCTTCGATTGACGCGTGGGTTTTGTGGCGTGCTGGTGATGGGCGTGCTGTTGCTCCGATTACTGGGTCGGCGGATGCGGGTGTCCCGTTGGGTTGTTCGAGGGTGGAGGCAACTGTTCTCAAGTTGGATGCTTTGGATGCCCCGACTGATGTGTTGGATTCGGTTAACTACGATTTCCCGACTGTGGTTCGTACGTCGTGGCAGGATTCTGGGATGCCGACGATTAAGAAGCGTTGGAAGCGTCCTGATATCATTGTCCGTGAGACGGACACTGATTATGTGTTGACGATGCATGTGTTTCACAATTTGCAGGAGACTGGTGCGAGGCGTACCCGTCAGATTCTGTTTACTGCGTCGTCTTCTAATTTGACGTGGGACAATAACCAGCCGTTGCTTTGGGATGACGATTCGGTTCAGTTGTGGGGTACGAAGTCGAAGGGGTCTTCGATTGAGCGGGCTGGCGGGTTGGGGTCTACTCCTGCTGTCCAGTTGGAGTTTCATGGCGAGTCAGGTAAAGCGTGGGGCTTGAATGGCATTGTCTACAAGTCGATTGTTAGAAGGATTAGATAATGGCGAATCTTAGTTTGGCGAATCAGATTTTGGCTGGGCAGCCGATGGACCCGCGTCCGATCAA